GGAGCATCAACCACCATTTGCCCCGCTTTTCTTGGTGCAGGTTCTCCAATATGTAAAAACTTTATTGGTCTTCCATGTTCTAGCTTTCTTTTCTTTGGTCTCCATACTGGATCAATGCCATGAGGAAAAACTCTAACATCTTTAATTCCATTTGACTCAAAAACTTCTTTACACCAATCAGAAGTTGTCCATACTTCATCACAATGATCTAAATATTCAAACCACTCCTTTGGAACAACTGTAGACTCCCATGGAGTATAACTAATTTGATATTGATTTTTGTGTAGCTTATAATAAACTGGTTGAGAAAAATTTAATTGTACCTTCGCTCTGGCATCTTGAAATGGTACGTTGTTTCCTAATCTTTTTAACGAATCTATTATTCTTTCTGAAGCATGACCATAGCCATTTGACGTTTTTAAGTTAATTATAGGTGTAGAAAATGAAATATCCATAATATCTTTCTGGTCAACTGACTTGACAGTAACTTACTGACAATGTTAAGATTATAGTTCGTTATCTCTAAAGGAGGAAATGCCAATGGAGAATATAAAGCAAAAGCTAAGCGATTTTGCTCACAGTACGACTGTAATAGTAATGATAACATTGTTTCTATTTACAAACAATACCGTGATCCCCGCTCAAGCTTTAAAAGTAGAACCAAAGACAGAAGTACAACTTAAGCAGGAAACCTTAGAGAAGTACAGCAATACTGTTTACAAGCCTTCAGAAATGCTTTCAGATATTGAATTGAAAGAACTACTGGCAGCAGTAGGATTTGAAGGAAAAGCCCTTAGAACGGCTTGGGCCATTGCAAAAACGGAGTCCAATGGACGCCCTCTAGCATATAATGGCAACAGGAATACTGGAGACAGTTCCTATGGAATTTTTCAGATCAACATGTTGGGAAACCTTGGTGTTGCTCGTAAAGAAAAATTTGACCTGCGATCAAATGTACTATTATTTGATCCAGTAATAAACGCAGAGATAACGTACTATATGACCAAGGGCGGTATAAATTGGTCAGCTTGGAAGGGTTTAACCCCAAGAGCGAAGGAATTTTATTCGAAATTCCCAACTACCTTGAAGTAGGAGAAAATGCGTAGGATACAGCAAGTATCTCAATACATAGCACTTTCTGAAGAAGGCCTTGTTCCTAGACTGGTTTGCCCACTAGATCAAGGCTTTCTTCTTCCTAATCAAACAATAGATGATGAAGTATACTTATACTGCCTATCTTGTGAATATAAAAAGTTTATAGGATTTGGTTTTTATGATGAGATTATAAAGACTATGAAGAAGGTACAATATGACATGTGATAAAGACTGCCAATGCAACAGCACCCCCATTATTCCTATTGACAATATGGGGCGGGAAAAATTTTGGGAAGATTTAGGTAGACCAAATGACAAATGAACAACGATCCTCAGATTTAGAAGACAACCTACCAATGGTTAATTATATTATGCTACACCGCATATATGACTTATTAACAATTATTGCAAATAAACTAGTTGGGCCAGAGGATACAGCTAAGATGGTCTCATATCATGAGGAAGGGTACCTTCTTGGACCTGCCCCATCATACTCTGCTTCAGAAGAAGATCAAGAAACTTTATTCTAAAAACAGTTGACTTAGAATAAAAGCTATTTTACAATTGAATTGTGCGTGGTTGTAGCATCCCACATGTTCCCACGCACATATATCGCAAGATATGAGAACCCAATCGGATCCGCCTCTGATTGGGTTTCTTGCTATAATTGAGACTATGATAAGACACACATTAAAAACTTTAGATATCTCAATTCCAGTTCAATTAACAATAGATGATGTGAGTCAATCCCCTAATACTCTAGTAGTTCAGAATGTCAATACAGATGGATATATCTATCTTGGAAATGAAACAGTTTCTTCTACAAACTACGGATTTAGACTAGAACCTAGTCAAGCATTTACTTCTGAACTATCTCCATATAACAGGTTGTATGCAGTATGTAGTGCTGGAACTATGACTGCAACCGTAATGGTGATTGAGAGATACATTTGATAAGAAGTACAGTAGGATTTACTAGTCCACAGACCGCTGCTGCTCCTCCAGCATATACAAGTACAGTTAAGCATTTAGTAAAAGCTGGCGTGGCTTTAACAAAAGGACAAGCTGTCTATGTGACTGGGTCTACTGGTAATTCTGGAACAAATATGATTGTTGGTCTTGCATCTAATGCACAGGAACCTACATCTAGCAAAACAATGGGTTTGATAGAATCAAGTTTAGCAATTAATGGTCAAGGCTATGTGATAACAGAAGGTCTTCTTGCTGGATTAAATACTAACGGGGCTACTGCTGGAGACCCAGTATGGCTTGGGGTAAATGGTAATTTAATTTTTGGACTAGCGAACAAGCCAAAGGCGCCCGATCATTTAGTATTTATTGGTATCGTAACACGAGCACAACAAAATAATGGAGAAATATTTGTTAAAGTTCAAAATGGGTTTGAGCTGGAAGAATTACATAATTTAGTTTTAACAGATGTTCAAGATGGTGATGCTGTAGTTTGGGACTCTGCAACATCTAAATGGATAAACCAATCAATGTCTTCTGGGTCTCAGGGCACAACAGGTGCACAGGGTGCAATAGGAACTTCTGGCGCTACGGGAGCGCAAGGCACAATAGGTGCACAGGGTGCAATAGGAACTTCTGGCGCTACGGGAGCGCAAGGCACAACAGGTGCACAGGGCATACAAGGATCGGCGGGAGAAATTTCAGGATCTGCCAATCAAGTGGTTTATAAAAATGCTAGCAATGTAGCTACAGGATCTTCAGGGTTTACTTATGATGGAACAGATGTTTCTATTGCTGGAAAACTTAACGTTACTGCTTCTTCAGGAAATGAAGGCGGAGAAATATTTTTAAATAAAGCAGCAATTAATACAAGCATTAACGGTGGAGTAACAATAGACGTATATCAAAACAGGCTAAGAATTTTTGAGCAGGGTGGAGATGTAAGGGGCGCATATCTTGATATAACAAAGCTGCCTACAGGGGTTGCTGGAGAACTATTATTTAAATCAAGTGGGTTTGTAAATGCTGGTGTTGATGTAACATTAGGTAACTTAAAGGCAAGAATCCCTACGTCTGGCAATCGAAGTCTACAATTATCTACGATTACAGGAACTTATAGTCTTTATGGTAGTGATGTTCATTCGCAAAACGGTGTTTCTGGCGGAACAATTAACGAAGGTACTGCAGTAACAATAACAACAACACCAACATACCTTAATGCTGGCTATCATTTTGCAACCGCTGGGGCAACCCAAACATGGATTTTAAGAGATGTGAGTAGCACTATTGCTTGGAGAATAACCATGGTTATTGGCGGGTCATATAATAATAACTTTATTAGTATTGAAAGATTATAGTCTTAAGTATATTTATAGCATTCCACTGAATATAGTGCAATTAGTGCGAAAAAAGTGCTTCGGCGAGAAGAGACCCCATTTCCACATCTTACCCATTTCCTAGAATATGCCATAAAAATGCCCTGAGAGGGTTTTAAGGCCCTAACAGGGTTAATTGTTACCTTCGGTATACATCCACCCTTAAAAGGGCGGGAGATAAAAAGTTAGTCCTTTATCCCATTATACAAAGCAACAGAATCCATAAGAGTAACTTCTCTATTTGTAACATAGCCACCAGATTTTTCTAATTGCTCCAAAGCTGTTGGTTCATCCTTTGCAAGGACTTGAATTAACATCTCTACCTTATATGTGTAGCAAGTGGTGTTTTCTACTTCTTTTCCCGCTTTTTTTGTAGCCATTGTATTACTTCTCTCTATTATTCTAGTTGACTAAGATTTTAGTCTTATATAATGTTAATATAATATTATTTTTAATGTTTCATCTGGAAATTAGATTTTTAGCAAACCCCCCCTACCCCCCTTTTTTTAACTTAAAGGAAAGTAGAGAAAGTTCACAAAGATCGATATGCAATACATCTGGCATATTGAGTTCTCAGTGTAACCCCCGAAACCTTTCTAATTGTAACATGATAGATTTTTATAGGTCAAGGGTTTGCAAAATTTTATTTCTCCTAGCATCTGCCAGATTATTCTTTTGAGTGTCATATCTCAAGTTAGCCAAGGTGTTGTTATTCTTGACATCGTCAAAATGACAAACTACTTGACCAGGATTTGGTGCTCCTACAAATGCTTGCATAACAAGTACATGTCCACGGATATTCTTTCTATTTGAGTTTTCATCATATAGCTCATATTGGATATAACCTACTTGATCTGGTCTTCCATTTACATATCGATATACAAGAAGATCCTGTCTTTTACCTGTATCTTTTCTAGGTCTTCCATATCTTTGCTTCTTGGTTCTTACCCGCCCTAAATTGGATACTTCGTATCCATGTGGCTTGAATGAACCATTGCGTTGAATTATTTCTGGTACTTCTTTCCATATCTCCATGTATATATAATAGCGTACTATTACATTCTGGTCAACTAGGAATCACATTTTAAGAAATGTTAATAGAGTTTTAATTTGTATGATACATACATTAGAAATGTCCGAATTGTCCCTATAGTGCTCCCAGATGTGACCTATCTCACCTACTTTTTTCGATTTGTTTTAAAAAATGTCCTTAATGTCCGAATTTCGATTTGATTTTTGTCAGTACCCCCCTGTAGAGTAAAGGTATTAGATAAACAAAAGAAAGGAGTTCTAAATGAACTCAATACATGAGAATAGAAACTCTCTAGAAAGTAGAGAGCAACTACTAGCACGACTAGGAGACGCTATCTGCTCAGAGTGTAGATACCTAGCAATACATCAGACATGGTGTTCTAAATCACACTCTAACTAAGAGCGTGTCGCTACCATTTGTCAGCCCTATCCTCTACAATTCCTACTATAACTACTAACGAAAGAAGAACTTAAATGACTATCACTTACTCAATTTGGCAAGGCTCTAAACTAATCTCTATCGACAATGTTGCACATGAGGTCAAGGCTATTGACCATCTAATCAACTCTCTTAATGCTAGCGAATTAGGCAAGGTTAAGAAGTTTACCGCTAATGTAATGTCTATCAAGGTAGGAGAATAATAAATGACTAAATGGGATACAATTCAGGCAGATGTAAGCGACATGTATGCACACCTACAAGAAGAGGAGATGTACGAGCAACTAATGGCAGAAGAAGAAGATGTGTTCGGATTTGTAAAGGCTATACAGATTGACCACTTAACAGATGAACAATTAGATGAGGTTTTTAACATGTTTGGAGATAAGTAATGAGTATCAATGGCTTAGTGTTTCGTATTAATGACTATGGCATGGAGTTAGATAGTTTCTTAGGGGCTATCTATCTACCTTGGCATACTATTGTTCCCGCCCTGTTTATTGTTATTGCTTACAAGATCTATAGAATGAGGTTAGATAAATGGTAGTGCTATTGTGTGCTATGGTGGGATTTGGTTTAGCGTATTTGTTAGCTAACTAACAGCGTGTCTCCTTGACAATCCAGGGAGACCGCCCCCATCTTTTGGGGGCGTTATCCACAGGGGTGATTAAGACATTGTGGATAAACACCCTTGAAATTTGTGACGAAACTCACACGAAATGGATTAGGATTTGTCGGTGCATCGTGGTAGTCTTGCCTTAATAAATCAACGAAAGGAAAACTTCATGTGCGATACTTGTCACGCTATTGAAAACGGAATTAATTGCTATTCCGTAAAACCATCTGACCTATGCGATACTCATTACTTTGAGTGGCAAGAAGAAAAGATGTATTGGGAATTAGACCGCTCAACAGAAGGGTTATATATATGAGCACTTACTTTGATGTAAAGTCTGTATGTGGTGCAACATCTGCACCAATCGACATGTATGATTTAGAATTAAATCCGCATGGCGTTATCTGTTGCGATAACTGTAAGTCTATTGTATTATGCCGTGAGGCGTGGGATTATTTATATAAGGAGGTTAAATAATGCATGACATTCAATCATGTAATTGCTTTGGCGCTAACATGTGTGCTGATTGCTCTAAGATTGTTAAATGGGATCCAGAAGAGGATTCTTATTCCCGCCGTGATAACGGCGTGTCGACTTGACAAAGTAGGCAGCTGGCCCCCAAAGATGTGGGGGCTGTGGATAACTTAAGAAGATCTGTGGATAACCCCTGAAAATTTGTGAGATTTATCACATGACTTGAGCGTCTCACATTGTGAAATTACTCGCTAGTAATTAGATAAATGTCAGACCCCTAATGTATAATTCCATACATAACAACAAACGAAAGGTGACAAAATGTCAGCACTTACTCTATCTATCCCCGCCCTACTTGTAGGCAAGCACTACCGCTCACGCTCTCGCCATGATGAGGGTACTATCCTACACGCAGAAAAGCGAGAGGGTATTTACTACGGTGACGATCTTGAGGCATACGCTATTCAGGTTTCCTCAACCCGTAACATTGCTAACTTCTGGGCTACTATTGCCGTCAAGGTGTCTGACTAATTTGTCAGACCCTTCCGCTATAATTACAAAACAAACAAACGAAAGGAAAACTATAAATGGGAAATTTCTTAGATGTAATGGACGAGGGAACTATCTCCGTCATTGTGTGTGATGATTGCTTAGGATTTGGGGCAATTTTTTGGGGAGATGAAAACTCCTATGATGTCGAGCCATGCGATTGCGTAACTAACGAGATTGGAGAATACTAAAATGGAGAAAGATTATCTTTATGCAGTAACCTGCTCCTATGACGGAAAGGCTCCTCATTGGGTAGCCCGATTTGATAATGCGCTTGACGCAGTTAATTCATACCGCAGTTTCTCTGATTGGGGTTTTGCAGATGAGTTTTCAACTGTAAATTTGTCAGAGCCTAGTGGTAAAATGCATACCAAGAACTTCTACCGAACTGGAAAGGTAACAACAAAATGATGACACGCAAAGACTACATAGCAACCGCAGAAATTCTAAAATACATGAGCGACAAAATGCACCCCGCATTATTCTCAAAGACTGTTGGAGATTTTGCGGAGATGTTCGCAAAAGATAATCCACGATTTGATGTCACACGATTTCACGAAGCAAGCAACTACAAAGTAAAGGTGGGCTAATAATGGGAAACACATTCGCTGCAGATCTAGCAACTATGGATTTATCTTTATCTGATTCAATACGGATCCACTTAACTAGTAATCACTATCCACCCGTCCCGTCTTCCATGGTTCAGCCTTGCATAGATGCGATTGATGCGATTAATGACGAACAAGGTGACACACTGATTGAGTTACCTGATGGCGTGCTATGGCGTAATCAAACTCATGCGCCTGCTTATGCAATTGCAGAGGCACACCACTTACACAATTGGTTAAATCATTCATGGGATTGTGATTGTTATGATTGCATCCCTGAAGAGTAAAGTACAACGCATACAGGAATTGCGTCGCAGTAATGCGGCGCAACCTGTTCGCAATAAAAAAAAGTACACACGCAAACAAAAACATAAAAAGGATTTTGATCATGGTTGATTTCATTGCTGGTTTAATTACATTTATTGGATTTGCAATATTGCTAGCGCCAATTTATATCGCATTAAAAATTTTTAAAGGTTGACAAAACTTTAAAGCTGCCCCCAAAGTCGTGGGGGCATAACTCGCCTTACGTCAAGTTATGAAATATCCCTGAAATTTGTGAGGTTTATCACAAAATAAATTACATAAACATTGGGCGTGTTGCACAATTTGTCAGTGGCCCATGCTACAATTCCACTATCAACCAAACGAAAGGTAACAAACAAATGGTAGCAATCGAACACACACTAAAGTTCGTCACAGAAGTAGATGAAACAAATCCAACAGGTGCCCGTCTTTTACAATTAGATAAGCAATCACAAATCCTAATGCTAGAGTCTGCACTTCGTGAATTTGTACTTCCAGCAATCGGTCCAGTATTAGAAAACATCAACAAAGGCGGTTCGTGGGCTATTGTAAAGGTGGCAGAATAAATGGACAATCTTTATTCTATCTTATCCGAAAGACACCCAGACGGAGACTTTAATGAAATGGATTTATGGGAGGCTATCGCAGACTCAGAAGGCTTGGAGCTGAACGAAATTATGGACGGCGACCTAACAGAATACTTGTGATGCTTATCACACCGCAGGGTCTTGATAAATGTCAGACCCTAATGATACAATAACACCCTAAACAGAAAGGAAGCAAAATGACAGTAAATGGATACACTTACAAGGTTGGCGATTTATTCACCACCCTAAAGTCAAAGAAAACTGGAGTAATCAAGGAGATTATTCCTAACGCATCTGGCTCGGTGCGTGTGCTACTGGAAATGCCAACAAAGGAAACTCGTTGGACAACAGTTAGCAACGAAGCCCTAGTATAAGGAAGTGGAGGGGTCTCACGACTTGTCAGACCCCTCCGCTATAATACAACTAAACCAACCAACCAACGAAAGAGGAAACAAATGGCTAGAAACGGAAAATCAATCTCAGTAAAAATCGCAACACCAAAGGTAATCAAGGCACTAGAAACTCGCCTAGCAGAACTAGAAACTAACTATGCTAATCAAGAAGCAAACGAAGCAAAATACACAAAGGCTTTTGAGAAGTATAAGAAGGAACTTATTGCTTACGCAGTTTCTAACATCAAGAAGGCAGAGAACTTTCGCACAAACTATCGTTCTTGGAACAACACACTCAACATTGACTTTGACTTAACAGTTACACAGGCAGAACTACCAACAGAGCCTGAGCGTGAGTTTGAGCAGATGGGTCGTCACAACTACTTAGAGCAGAAGCAAGAAATCGAAAACGCTATTCGTATTCTTAAAATGACAGATGAGGAAGTAGTAAATACTTCCACATACAATGCTATTGCTCGTTATCTATAATTACCAATAGGTAAATGTCCTGAGCATGACAACTAAAACTGCTCACACCTTCGGGTGTCCCTACTAACAAAGGAAATAAAATGCGTAATCGTTTTAGAATAGAAATCTATGACGCAAACAAAGCAAATGATTTAACAATCTATTCTGAACAGGGTGTAGATAAAGACTACTTAACTGAATTAGTATTCTCTAACATCCGCCGCTTTAATGGCAAAGTAAATGCGTACGTAGTTGATACGCTAAAGAAAAAGAAAACAACTGCAATGTTTCTTGATGAAAGTATTGCAAAGAAGTATCAGACAGTATAAAGCTTGGGGCGGGATTTCCTCCCGCCCCATCTTCCCTGCCCCCATAGTTGCGGGGTTATCCACAGGCTTACGAGAGTTATCCACAACACCCTGGAAAATTGTGAGATTGATCACAACAAATTTGTCGACAAATGACTAACTAATCTAGACAATGTCAGTGCCACATGTTATACTCAGTTTAATAAACCAATCGAAAGGAAATAAATTATGGCTCATAATCTAGAAATGGAAAACGGCGAAGTTGCATTTGCATTGCGTGGAAAACCTGCTTGGCACAATCTTGCCAATCGCATCTTCACACAAGATGAAGAAGTAACTACACAAACAATGCTTGAAGAAGCAAAGTTGGCAAATTGGAATGTTCGTCTATCTCCAATCACTGAGCACATTCCAGAATCTTGGAATGATGTTTCTACTGCATCTCTTGTCATTCGTGACAATCCATTTAATGGCGGTACTGATGTTCTTGCTACTGTTGGTAAGCGTTACAAGCCTGTGCAGAATGAAGAATTGTTTGCATTCGCTGATGCAATTCACGATGCAAATTCTGATTGCCGTTGGGAATCTGCTGGTTCTTTGCGTAGCGGTAAAGTTGTATTTGGTACTGTGGACATTCCCCGCACAATGGTGCTTGATCCACAAGGCGCAAATGATGAAACAAAGTTGTATCTAATTGTGTGGACATCTCACGACGGGTCTGTTGCTGTTCAGGCTGCTGTTACACCTGTTCGTGTTGTATGCCAAAACACTCTTAACCTTGCAATGAGGAATGCAAAGCAATCTTTCAAGATTCGCCACACGCAATCTGTTGAAGGTCGCATTCAGGTTGCTCGTGAAACTCTTGGTCTTGCTCTCGGATACTTTGATGAATTTGAGAAGGAAGCACAAGCAATGTTCAATCAATCAATTACTGATGCAGAATTCTCAAAGTTGATTCAGACAATCTACCCAAAGCCTGAAAAGGATTCTAAGGGTGCATTGAAGAAGTGGGAAAACAAAGTTGTGTTGCTTGATGATTTGTATCATAACTCACCAACCAATGCTAATGTTAAAGGCACAAAGTGGGGTGCGTTTAATGCGCTTACTGAGCGTCTAGATTATTTCCGCACATCTCGTGGAAATTCTGAAACACTTATGGCGGGTGCATCTGGATTTGATCCTGTGCTAACTGCTGAGAAAAACAAAATCAAGAAATTGGTTTCTGCTTTCTAATAAATAAAATCCTGAGCATGATTTAAAACTGCTCATCTTTTTAATTTGACAAAGCTGCGGAGATGCCCCCAATCTTGAAGGCGGCGGGATCTTGTTACGACCAATATAAAAAAAGCCCTGAAAATTTATTGACATTTGTCAGTGGCTACCCCTATAATAATGCCATCAACCAACGAAAGGAACAATATGCCAAACTGGGTATATAACGGATTAACTGTAGAAGGCAATCCTGATTCTGTAAAGAAAATGATGGCTCAATTAAATAAGCCATTTACTCAACTACATGATTCATGGGATGTAAGTAAGAATACATTCATGAAGAAGAATACTCTATATGCAGAGCCTATCTTTGCATTTCATAATATATATAACTATATGGATGCAGGAATTACTGAAGAAGTATATCTTTCTCAGCCTGACCATTCCCTCCCAATTCAAGAAGCAATGAAGTGCCTTACTAATGATTGGTATAACTTTAATATCCGTGAGTGGGGAACTAAGTGGGATGTAGCCGTATCTGTAGATAATACTTATCCTGATACTAATATGGAAGAGACTCCTAATGGTGATAATCATGTAGTTCATTATAACTTTAATACCGCTTGGTCTGCACCTATGCCTGCCGTTTCTAAGTTGTCTGCACAATATCCCGACCTTCTATTTACTTTATCATATGAGGAAGAGACTGGCTGGGGTGGGGAATGTGAGTTCCTCCGTGGAGAAAAGATTTCAGAATCACAATTTGAGAATCTATGCCGTGAATGTGATGAGACTGATTGTTTAATGTATGATGATGAGAAGGGTGTAGAGATATGCCAGAAGTGTGGGTATGAATCATGACAGATTTAATCTCATCTAAATATACATTTGTTTGTGACCCAAATGAATGTGATTCTTTAATCGAACTAACATCATCAGATGGCTTTGGATTCCCATCTGGTGTGACAGAGCTAACATGTCCTTGTGGCCGTAAGACCACATTATTGTCAGTGGAGCATGCTACACTACCAACAACTAACCAAACGAAAGAGGAAAAAATGGAAACAACAATAGATAACCACTACATGACACGAGAGTTTCTTGAGTCACAGTTAGTACAAAACAAGGCACGTATTCAGCAACTTGAAGAGCATGTCCAACGTGTCACTCAGCGTGACTTCAGCACATCTGCAGAATTAAATAAGATGCGTGACAACATGAAAGAATTTACATTAGAAGGATTAGATGACGATTCTATTTCAGAAGGTCAAGCAGAAGAGATTGCAAGCATCTGTGGATTTGAACTAACAAACGAGTTTGAACTAGAAGTTACAGTTATGTATTCAATTACAGTTAATGCTCGTGACGAGGAGTCTGCACACAACTTAATTCATGATATTGATTTTGATTCTGTATCTTATCCTGATGGAGTAGACTACTTATCATCATCTGTAGATAGAATTGAGGGCTAATGTATTTTGAACTTACCGCTCCAAACCAGGTGGCCTTTGCGAGGGCCATCTGGGATGCAGAGTTAATCGGTTTAGATCCAGAGGCAATGGAGTCGTTGACATTCAACATTGGAACTGGTAGTATTGAGAAAGTAACACGCCTTCGTGAGAAGCACAACTTAAAACTAATTCATGAAAGCGATTCAGAACCAACGGGATATAGGAGAGATTAAAATGGGCGACACATACCAAGATGGATTCAATGATGGGGCACGCTGGGCTCGTGAGGAAATCACAGAGAAGTTGCGTGAGATTGACATCATGGATATCGATTCGTGGTTATTAGATAAACTAGCAGACATGATTGAAGGCGGAAACCTATGACTGAAGATTTAACTAGATGGATTGCTTGCGATAAATGCGGAGACTCTGCACAAGCTATGTGGTTAATTAAACTAGTTGAAGGTGAACTATATTTCTGTGGGCACCATAAGAATAAGTTTGAGGCGGCGCTAGACAAGGTCGCATATGAAATGATAGAATTAAACAAGACCGAAGAAGTACCTACATTAGAAGAGGCGGAACTATAATGGGAGACAGAGCAAACTTTGCATTTAGACAGTCAAACGGTGAAACAATTGTACTGTACGGGCACTGGGCAGGACATAACATGCTAGCAAAATTAGCGGATGCTGTAGACAAAGCACGGGCACGCTGGGCAGATGAATCATATGCAACACGTATTTGTATTTCACAATTGGTTGGCGATGACTGGAATTCTGAAACAGGCTGGGGCCTGCAGGTAAATTCAATTAGTGATAACGAGCATAAGATTCCATTAATTGATTGGTCCACACAAACGTTTAGCCTACATGAAGAAGCGCCTTGGTCTGAGTCAACTGAGTACAAGGTCCGTGGCATGCTAGACATACCAATCTTTGATATGTCGTTAGATAGTTTTGTTAAGAAACATTCTTCGGCATTAGTTTAAATAATTAAAGGTGCCTCTAACAGTCAGTTTCTGGCCAGGGGTTAAATAAAGCAGAGTTTTTACTTTCGTTGGTTACCTCTAGCAGCCTTAGTAAGAATCCCTGGGAAACCAGGGATTTTTTATATGCCCTCAAAGAAGGAGGGTATCATAACTCTGTTACGAGATCAATATAAAAACCCCTGAAAATTTAGCAGCTTTGCTGCAATGTGGGCGGGATCACATAGGAAATCTATTCCATTTGTCAGTCCCCTAATATATAATAATGCCATGAGAACAATTGATGAACTAGTAAATGAGATGTATATGGACAACGAACAACATCTTGAATATATGGAGAATATGAATGGTGGGGATTGTGATTGTGCAATTCATACTACCCTAAATACTATTGTAGAGTATTGGTGGGACAAATGATGTTAGGTTATTCTATTGATGATTTGGATGAGATGATTAGGGCTGTTGTGCTTTCTAAGAAATCCGTCCCAAGTACACAAATAAGAATCCATGCTGGATTAGATAAAGCAGATGAATTCTTAAAGGGGCTATGGGCGGAGGGATATTTTGACTAAATCATCTTACTTCCTAGAATATATGAAGCTTCATCTAATTAGTCTTGAACAAGACAAGGAAAAGCTTTCTATAAATGATGAGCATTCTAGATGTGTTGTAGCAGGACAAATTGAGGCAACCAAGCATTTATTGTCAGTGGCAACTGATATAATGAACTCTACTAACGAAAGGTATAACAATGAATAATACTATTCAACTCCCGCCCCATTTGCAACGCATGGTCAATTATGACATTGACGGATTAGACATCATGCATGGGGAACTAAAGAACCTTATGCTTATTTGGGAAAAAGAATTAGAGAAGGCAGAGGAGCCAAAATATGCAGAAGGCTTCCTTGACTCCTTGACTGCTCTATATAAACTAACATACGACCTATCATTTGCGATTGGAATTCGCACAGAGAATAGAAAGGACGGGCACCTGTAATGCCAACATTTAGAGTACTAGGTGAAAAGTTAATGATGTATTGGGTAGAGTTAGAAGCAAAGGATTCATATGAGGCATATGACCTTGCTGACAAACTAACTACAGATAAATGGAATCTAATAGAGCAAGACAATGTAATTGAACCAGTAGATGTATATCTAA